CGCGCGACCGACAGCGGCACCGAAGAGCAGCGTGGCGGTGACGTTGTAGTAGCCGGACTGTTCCTGGCCCATGAGGACCTGGACGCCGAGGCCGGTGTCGGCGTCGACAGCGTTGGCGACTTCGAAACCCGGGATTTCGGACATCGGGAGAGCCGAGGCGACAGCGATAGCGTCAGCGCCGCAGGCGAAGCCAGCGAGGTTTTCGCTGTTCGTCGGGAGGCTGTTCCACTGGTAGACCGAGGCACCAGCGAGGGTACCGATCTGGCCGGAGGTCAGGATGCCGGCACCGAGGACGGAGTTACCGATGATGGTAGCGTCGCCCAGGAGGTTGTTGGCGTAGGTCGGGTTCAGGATGAACGCGCGGGGCTCAGCGGCCTTGGCGGCGTCGAGCACGCCCTTGGCGGTGACGACTTCGGCGTAGGTGAGGGCGGCGCCGGTGTCGACGTTCGAGCTGTAATTGGCGTTCGTGATGAGGGCGCCGATTTCAGCGAGGCACTTTTCAGCGAGGGCGTTAGCGGCGGTCGGGACGAAGGCGTTCGAGAGGAACTGAGCGCCATACATCTTGACGTCGAGGGGCGAGAAGCGGCTCGACACCTTGAAATGCTTCAGGGTGACGTTCGCGGCGGTGATCGTCGCGTCGTCCTGGGTGAGGTAGCCGCCGGAGCCGAACTCAGTGGCGGTCGAGACGCCGATGAGGGGAACCTGGACGGTCTTGCCGGCGCCGGACTCAGCGGCGGTGAAGACGCTGGAGAAGGCACGGAGGGCGGGGAGCTTGCCCTTGAGGGAAGCGATGACGGACTCGGCCAGGATGGCCGGGGCGTTTGCGATGGAGTTAGCCATGGTGTGTTAGGATAGGTGAGGGTTGAGGGAAATTAGATAGCCGCCTTGATGATGGCGTGCTTGTGAGCGGCGAAGTAGTCGTTGCGCTCCTTGGAACCGACCGGGAGGGAAAGGAAGGTCGCCATGTGGTCGACGGCCTCGGCGGTAGGCTTGCTGTCTGCAGGGCTGATTTCGACAGGGGCCACGCCGACGGAGGCAGCCATCTTCGCGGCTTCCTTGGAGGCGCTGACCTTGGTCGCTTCGTGCTGGGCGACGAGAGCCTTGAGGGACTCGGACTCCTTGACGGCCACTTCGAGGGCGGCGGCCAGATCGGCGAGCTTCGCGTCCTTGGCGGCGGCTTCGACCTTGAGGGATTCCAGTTCGGCGGCGGCGCCGACGGTCATCTTCTCGACGGTGGTGCGGAGGTCGTCGCGCTCGGCGGTGAGGCCCGAGAGAGCGGCGTTGGCGGCGAGCAGCTGTTCTTCGATGGTCATCTTATGTTTGCTAGGAATGGAATTAGAACGAGCGCAGGGCGTCGTTGAAAGAGTCGGCCAAGCCCGTGACCAAGCCCTGGGCGGCGGCCTGCTTGCCGGAAAAGACCTGACCTTCCATGGCTTCGGCCTTCACCATCTTGCGCTTCATGTTCACGGCTTCCTTGAACTCGGCGTGGATCGTGTCGACGCCCTCTTGGAGGTTCGCCATCTGGCCTTCGTCGAGGCTAGTGCCCTCGATGCCGGCGCCCTTGAACTTGCCGGACTTGATGACGACCATCTTGATGCCGGCCATCTTGGCGGCTTCGGAGTAGTCAGGAATGGCCATGTAGACGCCGATGGAGCCGACGGTGGAGGACGGGCTGGCTACGACGCGGTCCGCAGCCGAACCGATCCAGTAGGCGGCGGAGGCCATCTCAGAGTCGGTATAGGCCAGCGTAGGCTTGCCGTAGTTACGCACCTTGTTGGCAAGTTCTTCGACGCCCGTGACGGTGCCGCCAGGGGAAGAGATTTGCAGGGCGACCTTCTCGACCTCGGGGTTCGCGGCGAATGCGTCGAGGGCTTCGGAGATTTCATTCACGTCAGCGGCGCCCATCATCTTCTCGAGCGGAGAAAGGCCTTTGCCGATGACGCCGACGACAGGGATGATGCCGATGCCGTCGACCACGTAGGGCTTGGGGGCGACGCCGAAGAGCTGCGCGAGCATATCGGTAAAGCCAAACTTCTCGGCGAGGACGGCGTGGTCCTTGGCCTTGGCCGGGTCGATGAGGAGGGGCTCGCGGCCCGACAGTCCGTTGGTGAGGAAACGCATGGTTAAATTAGGAATTGGGTTGGGCTGTGGCCTCGTCGGAGTCGTCTTCTTCCATGTCGTCCTGTTCGGACTCGACCTCGGGAGCATCGGGGACTTCGGGGCCTTCCATCTCGACTTCGCCGGTGATCGTGCCGACCGGGGTGTTGGACGGACGGAAAAGAAGCTCGAACGGAATGTCGTATTCTTCCGCGAGGTTCTTGATGTGAAGCATATCAGCGGCGCGCTTCTGCATCTCGGTGCGGAAGTCTAGGCCGCGCTGGGCGTAGAGTTCGGACATGGAGAGGAGACCCATCTCGACGTCGGCACGGTCGTTGGCGGCTTCACGGCCAGCGTCCACGGTGACGCTCTTCGGGGTCGTCCAGGAGACTTGATTCCACTGCGGGTCGTCAGGCAGTTCGCCGGCGGCGATGCCTTGGCCGATGATGTAACCCCACGTCGGGACGCAGAAGTTCTCGATCATGATGGTCTGATACTTCGAGAAGACGCGGCCAGCCTTGGCGGTGATGAGCCTTACGGTAGCACCGCCCAAGCGAGAACTGTCTCCGACGAACTCGTAAGGAAGGACGCCTTGGGAGATGTCGCGTTCCAGCGCCGCGAGGAAGCCCGTGAAGGTGGCGTTGGGGCGGTTGCTCTGGAAGGACGTCATGTCCTCCCCTGGCTCAAGGGCGATAAGTTTACCGCCCATCGTGTTGGCGAGGTTGGCGTAGGAGCCGGTCGTGGTCGCCCCGAGTTCGTTGGCCATGTCGCCGTCGATGACGCCGCCGGCCTTCTTGATGATGCGGGTCACGTCGCCGTTGTCCTTCACGGCCTGCTTCTCGAGGGCGAGGATTTCCATCTCGTCTTGGATGGAGTTGATGGAGTGCTGGAGCAGGGGGACGCCACGGGCGCCGGAAGCGTACTCCTGGTCGACGATCATCATCATCGACTGGGCGAGAATCTGGCGGGACGAGCCGTCCGAGCGGTAGACGTTCACGGCGACATACTCGCCGAATGGACCGAACTGGATGCCGTCGTGCATACCCTCGGGGGTCTTGCCCTCCAGAGGGTCGCCGACGCGGTGGGCTTCCATCAGCTGAATCTTGGGGTCGCCGTTGGCGTTGCGGACCTTGGCGGCGAAGGAGTCACCGTCACGGATCATGCCGCGCAGCAGGATGGACTGGGCCTGATAGAACGAGAAGCGGTTCGTGATGTCGATGCGCTTGGCCTTCTCCGCGAAGTAAGCCTCGTAGCGTTCCTGCATCTCCGGGGTCGACGCGTGGCTCTGGGGCTTGATGCCGTCGCCCACGGTGTAGAGGCAGATGTCCGCAAGGATTTGCTTGAAAAGGCCGGAGTTCCGCTCGGCCCAGCGGCACTTGCGGACCATGGTGAGCCTGTCGTAAGGCGTCAGGTCGCGGCGAAGGTCGCGCGGTTCGGCGCCGTAGGCCGCACGGCGGGCACGCGTCACGCCGATGGACTGCCAATCGCCATAGGAGGCGGACGGCTGCGGAGCGGCAGGCGAGCCCTTGGGCGTCTTGGGACGCAGGCTGACGGTCTTAATCTTCTTGCGGATGGCCATGGAAAGTTAGTCCTGGCGGTTCTGCCAGTCGGTCGAGACGATCGTTCGACGCAGGCCGTAGGTCGCCGGGTCGAGGCGAGAAAGGGCGAACATGGCCTCGGCAAGCATCTCCTTCGGAGGCATCGCGAACTGCTTCGAAGCGGACGAGCCGGAGTCGGAATAGGACATCAGGGTCTTGCCCTCGGTGATCATGGCGACCGCCTTGGCTTTGATGTCGAGGAGTTCGCACTCCGTCAGTCCGATGAAGAGTCCAGAGGCCATTTATCTTGCCCCGATTGGAAGAAAAGGGGGGTTAGCCGCCCAGCCCACGCCACAAGCTTCTTCCTCCTGCGACACTAAACGGCTAACCCTTGAGGAAAGTCTGCCCAAGGTCATGACGGTTGCAAGTCGGTTTCGGCGGTTTCCCGACCAGCGATGCCCCAGCGGACGGCGGCCAGCAGGGCGAGGATTTCGCAGTCCATGGCGTGGTTGTCCCGCTTGCCTTGCGGGAGTATCCACTGGGGCTTGCCTGTCCGGCGGTCCTTCACGCGGACTTCGGCGTTGAGCTGCTCGACGTATTCGGGGGTAGCGTCCAGCGCATATGTCCAGACCTTGCGGGCGCGGAGGCCGTGCAGGAGGTCTTTGCCGGCGGTGTTTGAGTGGACGATCAGGATGGCCCTCTGCGGGATGCCAGGGACGACTATGGACTGCTTCTCGGAGTAGAAGCGGCGGGTCGTGTTGCCGGACTTGTCGGTCACGGCGAAGTCATCGGAGCCCGAGCCCTTGGCGGTCTTCCAGTTGCGCTTGGCCGTCTCGCGGTAGACCTCGGTCGTGTTGTCGCCGGAGTCGACGAGCACCATGGCGTGGTGCACCCCGTGCTGTTTGGCGAACGCCTCGACGTTGCCCCAGGAGTCGATACGGGCGAAGGCCATCAGTCGGCTGTGCCCGGTCTTAGCCCAGCGTCGCACCGTCACCCAGAAGTGGCCACGCTGAACGTCCACGCCCATCGTGCGGAACGGGATGCTCCCCGGCACGGCGTCCTTCTGCTCGACGACGCGGGCCTTCGGGGTGATCGCGGCTTCCGCGTCCCACGGGTCCGCCATCTTGTAGTTGGCGGCCTCAGCAAGCGCCACCATCTCGCCGCCCTCTTCGCTCCAGGGCATGGCCAGTCGCTTCTGCTTGAAGATGCGTCTCGGCTCTTCGTCCCCGTATTGGTCGGCGGCCTCCTTCGCCTTGAGCATCAGCACGCCCAGTTCGCCCCAGCTCATCGAGGCCAGCGAGTTCCAGTGAAGCCCGATGTGCCCGGAGTTCGCGGCGACAGACGTAGCCACAAACGTGCCACGGGCGTTAGCCTCGAGTCGGCTTGCGTTCGTGTCGGGCAGGAGCGTTCGGCAGGACGCGCACTCGTAGGTCGTGCCGACGCTGACCTTGTGCAAGTCCCATGTGCCCGTCGACTTTGCGTCCTCGGGAAACCTGATCTGCTCCCAGACCCAAGGCTGGAGGTGGTCGCACTTCGGGCAGCGCATGTTCCAATCCCGCTGGTCGGTCGTCTCGTGCAGCTGATGGAACTCCTGCCCCGCCCGTCCGCCCTGGGACATGAAGATGCGTTTGCCCATCCAGCCGAAGGCAGTGACGCGCGCGCTCAGTTCGGCGAGGTGCCCGGGCGGTGCCATCCAGCATTCGTCGGCGATGGTGTAACGCAGGGACAGGCGCTGAAGGTTCGCCTCATTCCAGATGCCTCGACAGTAAAGCGTCATGCGGTCGAAGTCCGCAGTGGTGGACCTGTCAAGGTCGTCGCCCGAAAGACGCGCCTTCACCGGCGGGCAGTTGTTCCAGACCGGGCGGAGGTAACGCAAGGCGAAGTCCTTCGCTTCGGGGTCGGTGGCCTGTAACACCATCGTCGGCCCTGGAGCGTTGGCGATGATGTGGCACGTGAGCAGGCGGGCGAACAGCGACTTGCCCGACTGGATGCTCGCGAGGATGGTCAGCAGTTTCGTCTCGGGGTCTGCCGCGATGCGTAGGGCTTCGGCGATCCACGGCGTGCGGTCAGACCTGAACGGCCCGGGCATCGGCGAGTCAGGGATGGCGAGCACGTTCGACTCAAGCCACTCGACGACGTCGCCCGAGTCGGACGGACGCAACACGTCCCGACCGATGCGGAGCAGGTCAGCCTTGTTCATCGGATGAGAGGTCGGCTTTCACGCGGCGCACCCAAGCCTCGAGCACCTTGACCGCCTTGGCCGGGTTCTCGGGGTTGCATCCTTCGGCCACGTCGAGGGCCAGCTTGTCGAGGCGGTTCACGATGCGGGCCGTCATGTCCCGCATCGCTTCGCCGGCTTCCTTCGCCGAGATGTAATCCTTGGTCAGGATGAGCCGACGCTCCTGCTCCTCCTCCAGCGCGACCAGAGTCTTCAGCGACTGGTTGTAGGCGGTCTGGTACTTCCCCTGGTTGGGGTCGCCCCCTTCCATCGCCGCCTGCCAGACGCCACGCGCACGGCTCACCAGCGTCCGATGTTCCGCGATCGTGTCGGCCAGCGTCCCGTCGTCGAGCTGCGCGGGTGCGGCCTTCGGTGCCGCCGCACGTTGCACGTTAGCCCGGGCTTCACGCCAAGCCTTCGCCGCGTCGACCGAGTCCGTCGGCATACCTTCCCGACGCAGCACGCTGATGCGTTGCGCGGTGACGCCGAGCGCCAAACCCAGTTCTGAGTTCGTCAAAGCCATGGTTTGCTAAACCGCCTCTTTTTGCCCACGGGTCTTGTAAAAAAGAGCCGTGGTGTCGGGCCA